GTTGTTTTCTAAGAGTGCCATCAGCAGAATCTAAACGTAAATTCTGTAATACATTATTAATCCTGATGAATGAAGTCTTTTGTCTATCGTCTCTCGTCATCATTATATGGAAACGTGATAATGCACGCAACCAAATTAGACGATTGACATACCTCTCTCTTGTTATACCTGCAACTTTCTCTGCTCCAGCCTTAATTGCTGATGCTAATGCTAATGTTTCGTCAACAAAGCAAGCATAGTAAAGTGCATTATACAAAAATGTTAATGGTAATAAAATAATAGTAGATAATGTGATAAATGAATATGTAAATGTAAATATGTAATAATATGTTTTAGTATAAAATGTAGGAATCCATTGTTTACAAAGCTACAAGACGGATTAATCTTGTGCTCGTTTTCTCAAACTGACTAAATGCAAGCGTCACCATCTTTATGAGGAAAGATGATGCCGTAATCAATACATGAAGCTCATTGTTCGCCGTGGCTCACAGGGATACAAACTGAATAAAATACCTGACGAGAGATTTACTCTCGATTTTCACTTTCTGGTACACCACAACTGTCAGCATATAGCTTCTTGTTGTCGTTAACATAATCAGAACGATAAGGAGGACTCAACGTAAGTGTCATCTCCTCATACGTAATGAAAGCAACATGGTGTTTCAATTGGGGGTTCTTGTCTACAATTGTTCGAATTGCGTCAAGAAAGTTATTATAATAGACCTGACCGTGTAAATAGGCTTCACGGAAAGATCCATCAGTATACGCACCAAACTGCTCTTCTGGAGTTAGGGGCGTTTCATTGGGTTTCTTAATGTAATGGAATTTCTTAAAGATGGAATCTTCCTCGATTGGGGCAACAATCGTGTTCAAAGTCTCATGGCGAACAAAAGATCTTTTCAAGAAAGAAATCTTCTCAACTGGGATGTAAGGGACAGATTTAGCATCCTTAGCAGCCATAGTATAACTGATATCAAGCTTAGCAAATTCCGCTTGGCAACTGGTGTGATTGTACCACTTGCAGTGATGCTTCACTGACATGGCATTATCATCACCATAAGTCCCCAAGCGTA